CCCGGAGCGATTGCTTGTAAAAGAGCAAGTCGCAAAAGCAAAACTGCAAAAACTTAAACGTAACCTCACTTAAGGAAAAATCCTCATGAAATTAGTATTATGTACTGTTAAAGACCGCGCAGCGGACGCTTATGGAAGACCTATGTTTGTACCATCAGTAGGTGTTGCTATCAGGAGCTTCAGCGACGAAGTTAATCGTCAAGACGCTGATAATCAGTTATTTAATCACCCAGATGACTTTGATCTTTATGAATTGGGTGAATTTGACGATAACACTGGGTTATTTGCTTTACATGATCAACCAAAGTTGTTATCTTTAGGTAAACAGGTAAAAATTACTAAAGAATGAATTTAAACAAGCCGTCTCAGCTTTAGCTGGGACGGAATAAACTCAGGAGCTTGCACTCATGCACCGTAATAAGTCAGTAGATATTCATCAATTTACGATGATTCCAAAAGCGGATATTCCGCGATCTTCATTTGATTGTCAATCAACTCATAAGACTACGTTTGATGCTGGTTATTTAGTGCCTGTATATGTAGATGAGATTCTTCCCGGAGATACATTTCGGTTGAATATGACCGCATTTGCGCGTCTAGCTACTCCAATTTATCCTGTTATGGATAACATGCATTTGGATAGTTTCTTTTTCTTTGTTCCAAATCGTTTGATTTGGAGCAATTGGCAAAAATTTATGGGACAACAAGCGAATCCAAGTGATTCGATTTCTTATGTTGTTCCTCAACAAGTATCACCAGCTGGTGGATACGCGATAGGTTCATTACAGGATTATATGGGTTTACCCACAGTGGGACAGGTGTCCGGTTCTGGAACGGTATCACACTGTGCTTTTTGGCCTCGTGCGTATAACTTGATTTGGAATGAATGGTTTAGAGACGAGAATTTACAAAATTCTGTTACTGTAGATTTAGGCGACGGTCCAGATAACGTCGCTAATTACACTTTGTTACGTCGTGGAAAACGCAAAGATTATTTTACTAGTGCGTTGCCATGGCCACAAAAGGGAGCATCTGTATCTTTACCATTAGGTTCAAATGTACCAGTTAAGAGTGATGGATCTGTTCCTCAGGTTGTTACATCGATGGGAACCACAACTTTAAATTTTAATGGTGGATCTGCGCAGGTTGCTTTTGGAAATGGTGTTCAAAGTGGTACTGGCGCATTATTATTCGGTTCTAATACAGGTTTATATGCAGATTTATCACAAGCTACTGCAGCAACTATTAATCAATTACGGCAGTCTTTTCAGATTCAGAAACTTCTTGAGCGTGATGCACGCGGAGGTACTCGTTATACTGAAATTATTCGCTCACATTTTGGTGTTATTTCTCCTGATGCTCGCTTACAGCGTCCCGAGTATATCGGGGGTGGATCAACCACTATTAATATTAATCCGATCGCTCAAACGTCGGGTACTAATGCTAGTGGAACTACTACCCCTATGGGCACACTTGCTGCTATGGGTACTGCCCTGGCTCATAACCATGGGTTTACTTACTCGGCTACTGAACACGGTGTAATTCTTGGTTTAGTAAGTGTACGTGCTGATTTGACGTATCAGCAAGGTCTTGCACGTATGTGGTCTCGTTCTACACGATATGATTTTTATTTCCCAGCTTTTGCAACGCTGGGTGAACAAGCTGTATTGAATAAGGAGATTTATGTACGTGGTGATAGTAATGATGATGGTGTATTTGGTTATCAAGAACGTTGGGCAGAATATAGATATTATCCCAGCCGAATTTCTTCATTGTTCAGAAGTACTGCTGCTGGAACAATTGACGGATGGCATCTTGCCCAGAAGTTTACATCATTACCAACGTTGAATACTTCATTTATACAAGATAATCCTCCTGTAAGCCGTGTAGTTGCCGTTGGGTCTGCTGCAAACGGCCAACAGTTTATTTTTGATAGCTTTTTTGATTGTAAAAAAGCACGACCAATGCCAATGTACAGTGTACCTGGCTTAATTGATCATTTCTAATGTTAGGCGCTATTTTAGGAGCTGCTGCTACCGCTGCCGGTGTTGCAACCGGCAATCCAGCACTTATTGCTGCTGGAGTTAGCGGTGGTTTAGCAGCATTTGGGCAAGAGAGAACTAATGCCCAAAATGCGCAATTAGCTCGTGAACAAATGGCATTTCAAGCAGATATGTCTGGTACATCGTATCAGCGTGCTGTTGCAGATATGCAAGCCGCTGGACTTAACCCTATGTTAGCTTATTCTCAAGGTGGCGCATCGACGCCGTCCGGACAAACTGCGGTTATGCAAAATGCGTTAGGAGCTGGTGCTACTAGTGGTGCGCAAGGTTACCAACTTGCGTTAAACGCTGCTCAAAATGTGGCTGATATTCATCTTAAAGGCGAGCAAGCTGGCGCAGCTGGAGCTCAAG